CGCCCGAGCCACGAGCGGCCACCACGAGGTGGGCGCGTGGGGAATCGAGGCCTAGTTCAGGCCGGTGACCTTCCCGAACGCGCCGGGGCGGTAGATGGCGAGCGCTTCACGCAGTTCGGCCATGACGGCCACGAGCCGCTTGATGAAGTAGTCGCTGTGCGAGTTGCTCGCCGAGAGCGTGGCGCCGCGGCGAGTGAACCGCTGGGCCCCCTGCTTGAACGCGCCCACCATGGACGTGTTGGCCACGATGACGGGAGTGACGGCCGCGGGCAGCCCCCAGATCATCGGGGCCTGCATCGCGCCGAACGGGCCGGCGCCGTAGTACACGCCGTTACCGTCCTTGGCCAGGACAATGGTTTGCCAGTTCGCCGGATTCAGCACGACGCCATCCGGGAAGATGAAGCTGTCGGTCGCCAGGGCCATGATCTGCTTGAAGATGGCATCGGCGTTGGTGTCAGCGCCGCGCGCCTGGGCGGCGTGCAAGGACGCGTGGTTCATCACGCCCATGAGGTTCGGGGCGTTCCCGTCGCCGTTGAGGAGCTGATCTTCGTGCGCGAGGTCGAGGCCGAGCTTCAGGCGGCCGTCGATGTAGCTCTGCGCCTGGGCGACGTCTTCGAGCATCTCGGCCGTCACCGGCAGGAAGTGCGCGATCGACCGGACCGCCGTCGACTTGCGGTCGAACACGAGGGTCGACTCGGCGGCGGCCGCGCCTTCCGCCCGTGCGGCGGCCGCGTTCGTGAAGGTCGTCTCTTCCATGTACTCGACCAGGTTGCTCTCGGTGGTGCCGGGCGAGAACAGGTCGGTCACGAGGATCCGGCGCTGCAGCTTCGCCAGGATGCCAGGCCGGATGTCACTGACCACCAGGTCCCCGCCGGACGCCGCGTCTTCGGTCAGCGTGGCGGCCGAGATGTCGATCGATTCCGAGAAGCCCTGCTTGCGGTGCTGGCCCGCCTGAATGGCTTTGAAGATCTCGGACTGGACGAACTGCGCGCCGATCGACAACACCGCCGCGCGGTTGGCGGGCTGGGCGCCCGGCTTCTTGGCGTCGGTGGGCTTGGGGGTCATGGCTTCGATCTGCGCCCGGATGGCCTCGTCGGCGTCCATCTCGTCAATCGAACTCTTGATGCGCTTGCCCTCGTCGAGGTGGGCCTGCACGCTGGTGCGCTCCTCGGCGCTCAGCTCCCGATTCTCCTTGTCGGCGACGGTCATGACCGCGCGGGCCTTGACCATGGCTTCCTGCAGCTCGGCTTCGAGCTTCGTGCGCGTGATGATGTTCATGGGGCCTCTCACTCCTTCACAGGGGTTACCAACGAGTCGAGTTCGATCCGCAGGCGGGCCGCGTCCAGACTCGCGAGGCTCGGCTCCTGGCCCGTGGCCGGCAACGGCTCCTGGGGCGTGGCCCGACCTACGAGGTCGGTGGCTGCTGCCTGCGTCCGTGCGGCCCGTCGCCCCTGTGGCGACGACAACCGCGTCACGACGTCTGACAAGATCTCGATGCGATCCACCATGCCGGCGGCGAGCGCCGACCGCGCGGGCAGCGCCGCACCTTCGCCGTAGCCCGCGCGCACCGTCGCGGCAGACACGCCGCGGCCGCGGGCCACCGCCCGGACAAACAAGTCGTAATACTCGTCGATGGCCTCCTGGATGACCGCCTGGGCCTCTTCCGTGAGCGGCACGCATTCGTGGCCGGCCGCCTTGTTCTTGCCAGCCTTAATGAGGGTGTGTTTCACCCCCGCCACCTCGGCTGCTTTCGACCGGTCCGCGTGCACGATGAACACGCCGATGCTCCCGACCTGGCCGCTCGGCGTCACCACGAGCTGGTCCGCCTGGGCAGCCACCCAGTAGGCGGCACTGCCAGCCAGGCTGTCAGCCACTGCCACGATCGGCTTGTCGCCGCGCGCGGCGTACACCATCTGCGCCAGTTCTTCGACGCCGAAGACGGATCCCCCTGGAGAGTCGATGTCGATCACGACAGCCGCCACCTCGGGATCCGCGAGGGCCGCGCGCAGCTGCTGGCCGAACACCTCTGTCGACACGCCTCCAGAGATCTCCGTGAACAGGTTCATGCGCTGCGCCATGACGCCGTGCAAGGGCAGGACCGCGACGTTGCCCACACGCGCGGGCTCCGGTCGCTTCGGGTCGCCGACCCTGGCCTGGATGTCGTCGGCGCTCAGCTCGTGCCCCTCGAGGCGCAACTGCAGCACGCCCATAATGGTGTCGAGCACCGACGGCACGATCGCCCACGGGTGTTCGGTGACGGCACGGACGATGTGCGCGTAACGGTCAGACATGGGCAGTCTCCTGTTGGGCGACCCACGCGGACACGGCGTCGACGCGCGCGGGGGTCCACGGTGGATGGCCTTCGCTCAGCAGCGCCAGGGTGGCGCGGTTGATGGTCCACGCCAACGCGTGGGCGTGCAGAGAGAGTGGCGTGAGGTCAGCCGCGAGCTCACGCGTCCACCGCGGCAGGTCGAATGACGCCGCGCGCTGATCCACGTCGACCTTCGCCAGCCTGGCCGCCTGCCGCGCCGCGAACGTCGCAATGACGGCGCGAGCCTGCCCCGCATCCACCCGCGGCGCCGGCGCGCCCGTCGTCTGGTTGAGGTTGCGCGCGATGCGGTCCGACTCAGGGTCCGGGTCGCGCGGCAGATTCAGGCGGGCCCGGCCTTCATTCGGCGACATGTAGGGACGTCCGATCGCCGTCTGCAGGGACAGCGCCTGCTCTTCGAACGACCCCGCCATCTTCGCGGCGATGTTGAACTCGAGATAGACGTCCTCCACATCCTCGAACTCCGGCACGAGCTGGAGCGCGATTTCCTCGTCGAGCATCGTCAGCCACGGGCCCAGGCAATCCTGATAGAGCTGCTTGTGCTGTTCGCGGATATTCGCGAACGTGGCGTGTTCAAGGATGCCCACCATCGGGAGCGGCACGTGGTACTCGGCGGCCACTTCTTCACGCGAGAGCTTCCGAGCGCCCAAGTACTCCGAGTCCTTGGCGCTATGCCCCATCGCCTTCAGCTGCATGCCATCTTCGAGAACCGGGGTCATGCCGGACTTCGAACCCGCGAACTGCTGCCACTGCTCGCGGAAGCTGTCGCGTTGCGGCTTCTCCCACTTCGGCGCGTCCTTGGGACGTTCGATGACGCTCTCGATCCGTGCGGCGTTCTTCCAGAAGAACTGGCGATACTCGCCGGCGGCGAACTCTTCCGCCAACACGCGGCGCAGGGTCTCAAGCGGCGGGTACCCCAGCAGGGGGTTGTCGGGGTCGTACATCCGGAAGTGCACGATCTCCGACGGCTTGAACCACTGCGTCGGCACGGCCCCAGGTGGCGTCCATTCGTAGTCGGTCGGGAGCAGGCCCCCTTTGACGCCGACCTGTCCGGCCGGCAGGCGCACGAGACCGAGCCGACGTGGGGTGCGCACCTTCAACCAATACCCATTGGCGTAGATACCGATGTCCTGGACCGTGTTCTCGATGAAGCGATACCGAGTGGTGGACGGATTCGGCTTCTGCAGCGTCTTGACCAGGTCATGGTCTGTCAGCCGGACGCGGTCTTCATCGGCGATGCGACGAAACGCGTGCAGGCCGAGCTGCGCGATGTTGCGCGCGAAGAAGTCGATCACCGTACGGACGGCCGGCTGCTGCTTATAGATCTGACCGTACGTGCGTCGATAGCCGTCGTAGAACGGTCCTGAGCTGGAGACCGCAGACACCAGGCTGGGCGCGGGCGCGCCGATCGCGGTGAGGGCGCCGTAGCTGGAGACCACCGCCATCACACCACCTGGATGAAGAGGACCTTGGCGCGATCGATGACCGCGTCTCCGTCCATCGCCACGGGTTTGCTGCCGACCTGCAGCACGCTCGCCTGCTTCAGCACGAACCACGGGCCAGCGACATCAATGAGCACACCCCGGATCGCCGTCGCGCCATCGGACAGGTTCACAATGACCTCACGACGGAGGCACGGGATGCGACCGGACAGACGCCAGAGCCACTGCACGCACCCAACATGCGGCTCCGTGAGGCATTGTGTCGATAGGGTAATTGTCAGGATTTCCGAGATTGCCGAGGTTGCCGGGATTGCCGCAAGATTTTCCACTCTCAAGCCGACGCGACGGGCCCAAACGTCGGCTCGTAGGGTCGCCCGAAGGCAATCGCATCAACAGTGCGCACCCGCCAGGACCCGCCGATCCGAGAGGCCCGCAGCGTCTTCTTCTCGATCCAGTAACGGACTGTGCGCTCGGCGTAGCCCCAGTGAGCGGCCAGCTCCGCCACGGTCACGTAGGTTTCTGGATGCGTCGTCAGGTCTTTGATCGCTGGCATGAACGTGAGCTCCCTCACACGACCATCAAGCCGTGGTCGTCATAGGCCGTGGACGATGGCGGCACCTGGCGGATCGCCAGACTCATGCCGATGATCGACGCGACAATCGGGTCGATCCGACCGCGGCTGCGCTTCTTCACCGGATAGATGTTGTCTTTGCCGTCGCGCTGCACGACGACGTTGCTCGCACACCAGGCCATCAACGGACTGCCGCCAGCATCCACCTGGCCGGCGAGGACGGCCGCCTCGAACTGCTGACACGCGCTGCTCATGCCCGCGTAGGTTTGCGGCACCTCGAGCACCTGCTCCCGATCAAACCCGTCGTCGTTCACGAGCTGCTCGAGCAGCATGTCCGCGTGCCAGGGGTCGCAGCCGATCTGCTGGATGGCGACGTGGTCGCGCTCGGCCACCAGCACCTGACGGATCGCCCCGTGGTCGATCCGCGTCCCCGGGGTCGTCAGAAGGTAGTGCTGGTCGACCCAGATGTCGTACGGCGCGCGGTCACGCCGGGCCCGATCCTTGAGCGTGTCGGCGGGCGTCCACACCCAGGGCCACAGCGCCCAGCCGGGATGCGTCTCGTCCGGCGGGAACACGAACACCAGTGGGCAGAGATCCAGCTTCGATGCCAGGTCGATCCCCACGAAGCAGGTGCGCCCCTCGAGGGCGTCAGCTGACCACGTGGTTTGCCCGGCCAGCCAGCCCTCCACCGACAGCCAGGGCGCCGTGGCAGAGACCCAGAGGTTGAGCCGCTTCTGCTTGAACGTGGCCGCCGCGGCCGGCATCGCCGCGGCTTTGCGGGCGAGCGCGCGCATGTCGTCGGGCTTGATGGACACGTTCCAGTTGGGGTTCGCCTTCGCCCACACCGCCTCATCGAGCCAGTCATCCCCTGGAATGCCCCGGTCCTTGTCCTCCACGTCCGCGTGCGCGATGAACGCGAAGAACGTCTCGTCGTCGAGGATCTGATCGAGGATCTTGCACGCGTAGTCGTGCTGGTCGCCGCACGGCGACACGGGGTCGTCGCCGGCCGTCGTGATCTGAAAACTCAACGGCTGCCGTCGAGTTTTCAGATC